TCAAAGCAATGTCAAAAGCAATGCCCCACTGATGCTGACTGGAATAGTCACTGCCTTTTGCATTGGTTACAATGTTTCCTTTCTTTGTTCTGCCCTGAGCATACAAAGCGTCCTGCTCTGCCTTGCTTCTAAATCCCTGTGTAATAATAAGATATATTCCTTTCTTTGCACACTGCTTTAAAAGTAAAGTTAACTTGTAATTAAGCCAAGGGTGTAACTTAGTTCTGTCAATTCTAATATCGTGTTCTTTCTTCATTATTCTTCCTCACTTTCCATCACTTCAATTCCATATTCTTTTGCACATGTATGCTCAATCTTACATCCTCTGTATTTCTTCCAATCTTTACAGAAATATGCAATATCTGCATCTGCCAAAAGTTCCAAGCTCTTACCTAAAAACCACAATGGCTTTGCATTATGTGGTGCATTTTCAAAAAAGCTATCAATGATTTCTACATCCTCATTGTATGTTTCTTTAATTCTATTAACTGCTTTTGTTCTTTCTTCTTTAATCTGGTCATCTGTTTTGTCTTTCATTGGCTGACTTATAAATACTTTCATTTGTCTATTCCTCCACTTCCGGCAATCCTGCAACACTTGTTAACATACTAACCACTCCTGCTGTTGCAGAAATTCCAATTATTGAAACCCAATCAAGCTCTGTGATTAAATTTCCAACAGTAATTAATGATACTGCTGTCTGTGCCATTGTTTTTACAGCTCTGACAGCTGCTGCCTTAATCCATTTCTTTGTCTTGTCACTCATTCGTTTACTCCTTTCCCTGCTTCATTGGCAGTTCCTTTACTCTCTTATAAATCTCTGTTCCTGTTCCATTCCCGCCCAGTGCGTGATATGCCTTGTATAAATGTTCAAAATCATCCAAGGCTTCAACTGATATATGCTCCTGAGCTATGTACTGTTTCCCCAGCGTGTATATCTTGTTATGCAAAATTGCAATAACTCCGTCCTTAATTAATTTATATGATGAATTTTTTAATTTGACATAATTAACTGCACTAACAAAAATTGCACCAATTAATGAAGGTATCCCACACAAGGATAAAATCTGATAAAGTGTCATATGTTTTTCCTCATCTTTCTCTGTTTTTGGGTATAAAAAAAGGACCTTTAAGGTTCTGCTCTAACATTTACTGTAACTTTCGTCAATCCACCATCCATATTGCATGAACCGGTATACACATTCCTTTTGAAATTGTTAAAGGTCCAGAAAATCCATAATAATTAAAAGATACTGTGCCCCCTGGATTAATTGTCATCATCCATCTGGCAGTTGTCTTATTTTTTATATCTCCCTGTTGAATAGACCATACATTGCGAGAAGGTCTCATATCCTCAGGAATGTTTCTAAACAAACTATCATGATCTGCAAAACTTGTTGAATTTGTTATAATACCCACCAATTCCACAGTTTTCCCAACTCTTCTAATTTTAGGTGCATCAGTAGTGGACCATGCTGATATGCCATATCCACATTCAACCGATTTCCAGCCTGTATCATACACTTCTCCGGATGTTTCAATAAGGGTTAACTCCTGCCAATCCTTCCAGCCGGCATTTTCATAACGCTTATAAATCACATTGTTCTTTACATCAGGAATAAATATCTGAAACTTAGTTGATGTTTCCCCTTCAACATAAAGCATTCCCCAGTTAGTAACAGGTCTGTTTGTTCCTGCTGTTGTCTTTATGTGATACACTCCATTTTCTGTTAATGTATTCCAATCCACTGCTGATGTTATGGTTTTTGTACCCAAAAAAATTTTTTTGAGGTTAGACAGAAAACTGCCTAACCCCTCTTTATTTAGATACGTATTTTGTATTTTTGCCATTATAACGCACCTCTTTTTTTAATTATTCTGTAATGCCAAATAATGCATTTATCTCTTTGTCTGAGATTGCTGTATAAGTAGTTCCTTCTAAAGTTGCCACTTTTGTTTTTAATGATGCAATATCATTCTTGTTTGTTGCTACCTGGCCATTTGCTAATGCTGTTACTGCACCTGCTTTTTCATAATTTGTGCTTGCTGTGTAAGCTGCGCTTCCAAGACCTTTTACAGCTACATCTGTTCCGTCAACGGAAACTGTTCCATTTGCTGTACCTGTTTTTACTGACTGAACTGCAGTATCAGCCTTTCCTAAAGAAGTCTGTACTGCTGTAGCTAATTTTGCCTTAGAAACATTACCATCAGCAATTTTAACTGTTGTTACCGCATTAGTTGCTAACTCAGTAGCTCCAATAGAACCAGCTACAACAGAAGCACTAATTTCTCTTGTGGTTGAATCAATTGAAATCTGAATCTTAGTAGCATTTGCTTTTGCCTTATAAATATCAACAAGAGTACCTACGTTAATATATACCTTGTCATTTGTAGCATTAGCTAATGTTAATACTAAATATGTACCTGCACTTGTTGGTGCACCTGTTCCTGTTGGAAGTGTCTGTGCAGTGTAAGTTTTAACCTCACCACTGGATACAACCATATCCTTTGGAATGTCAATTGTTGCAATATTCTTTCCATTCTGTTTTAAAGTATAAGACTTAAACATTCCGGCTGTTGTTGTAGTATCAACAGTAACTTCCCCTGCTGTTTTTGTATCACCTACAGCAGATTTAATTTCGTTTACTGCACTTACAAGGTCTGTTTTCTTAGATGTTGTTAAATTAGCCAGTGTTCCTATTTTATTTTCCGTATCTGCCTTTGCATCACTAACAGCTTTTGATACAGAACCTGCTCCTGTACCATTTAATGTTGCTATTGCATTCGTATTTGCCTTAACCTGACCATCTGCTAATTCTTTAACTTTTGTTGCCGCTGTTCCTGATGTTTCTTTTGTGTCAATTAAACTTTTTACCTGTTCATTGTAAGTTTTTAATCCTTCAAGATCTAAATATTTCTTTTCTGTTGCCATTTCTTTTCTCCTCTTCTACTTAAACATTTTATTTATATCTTCATTTGAAACTGAATTTATAGCTTCACCTACCAGTACATACTGCCTGTTTTCTTCATCCCATACGAAAATGTTTTTTTCAGACATGTTTATGTACAATGAATCGTCTGTTCCTTCACTTGGAAGAACATACTTCTTTACTATCTGACATTGCTCTTTTCCTGTTAACTGCACCCACTCATTATCATAAAACCAAAGATACCCTGTTTTTTTTACATAGTAAAAGCATTCTGATACAGCCTGTAAGGATTTCCTTTCCTCTTCTGTTTCAAGAATGCTTATACTATCATAAAACGTTCTCCTGTCATTTAAGTCGAACACAATCCGCCCCTTATCTTTTAAGAAAATAAGTTGTCCGTTTTTTATTGCAATATCCTGTAACTTGTTTAATTCAGTTCCAATAATAGATAACAAGTGTTTGTTTTCATTCATAATCTAACACTCTCCTATATCTCTGTTATATAAACTGAACCACTTTCTTCAATCTTCTTCGCTATGTCTTCTTTGTCCTGTTCTGTCAAAACATAGTTACTTCCATTGAATTTTCCATTTTCAGCATCTTCTCTCACTGACTTTGCTATTTCTTTTGTTTCCTCCATAATGTTTTCAATTTGTTGTCTGAAACTTGGCTCATCATCAGTGGAAACTACTTCTCCAGGTCTTGCTCTTGGTTCCACCGGAATAATAAGCTTTTTCATTGTTGTTTCCGAATTACTGTCTATGTATTGAATATACAAGACAATTTCATTTCCCTGTTGCACAAAAAAATCAGGTATTTCTACCTGACCATTTACAACAATTTTGTTTTTTGTCATTTCTGTTGCCCAATTGGAAAATTGTACTTCCGCACCATCCGGAACATCAAGGAATTTTATTTTTTGTCCCTTGTCATACTGATAAAGCATTGGTGATTCCAAAGTGTCGTGACCTTCAAACTCAATGGTAATCACATTTTTCTCTTTAATTGCTATCATTCGCTTCCTTCCTTTCCATTTCTTCCCATTTAGATTCATAATCAGCGATCTCTTCCCTTAAGCTGTTAATTCTGTCACGCATGTTCTGTCTTTCTGAATGGAGCTGTTCAATGTCATATGGGATTTCAATGTTCATAAGACTACACTCATAAGATTTTATGATCTTGTAATCTCCATCTGAAAGTTGTTTTTCCAATGAACTTAACTCCATCTTTTTTTCCATCATTTCATCATAGAAATGCATTTTTTTAATGTACGCTTCCTCTTCTGCTGTAGCTTCTCGCTCAACTCCTGCATCTATTATTATCATTTGCTCCAATCTCCTAATCGTTCTTTGCTTCATATTCATCTGACAGTGCATTTATTCCTGACATTGTCTTGTTAAATATGATTGACTGCACGTTCTGCCTCGTTATTACAGGATTGCCATCTGCATCAGAGGACCACTTATCAACATCAAAAGTTACGTAATCGCCAAGCTCCAAGAATGGAAGACCCAGTGATTTAGCCTTGAATGGTGCAAACTTAATGGTAAAAGGAATCTTTGGCTCAATCCATCCTTTTCCAACATTGTTTGCCACATCTAATAACAACTGATAACTTGATTTATGTGAACTGTAAAGTGGTGAGTATGTAATGGCAAGATTATTCTTTTTATTCTCTCCATTTAAAAGTGTGCCATTCATATCCATAACCTTCCAGCCATTGTTTGAATACAAGCTGTCCTGTAATTCTATGCTGTCCTGCTCATACAACTCCGTAATGTTAATCATTCCTGACGGATGATAAAGTTTATTTTTCTTTTTCCAACAATCTGCAAAAAACTCACTTTCAGGAGTCCACGTTGAATCAAACTCACCTGTTGATAAATATTTTACTGCTTTAAATGTTTTTAAAAATTCACCATTAACATTTGAAACCTGAATTGTGTAATAAGATTTACCTGTTTCATCCAAATCGTGCAGCATTACTCTTCCGCTTCGTCTTAATGATATAGTTTTTAAATTTCGCCCAGAATATTTATTTACTGTAATCTCAACTCCAAGTTCTTCTGCCAACTTATCATCAAAAGAGAACTCAATGTAATAACAATTTCCCATCACATCCGGAGTTTGAAACAATACATCTTTCTGTGGATTGATAAACGAAACATTTGATGTTACAAACCTGTTTGGATATTTAGTTGTATCTATAACTTTTTCGTAATATCCTTCCTCTCCATATGAATCACTAAATTTAACCACATTACCAACGCTATACTCTGTAGCTGAATTAAACTCACCCTTGTAATTGGAATCGGCTGTTGTCGTTCTTTTTTCTGAATTTACAAACTTATAATCAAACTCACCTGTTGTTTGGTCGATAACTCCACAAACACCATTCATATTGCAAATCCATTGCAATAATTGAAGTGCAGAATAATCTTCATTGAATGGACCTATTTTTAAATCTATTACATCCATTGGCAAACTAATGTTATAGAAATCTTTCTGATTTATTCCAATTTCAGAAAACAAATCATTTCTTAAATGAAAAACTTGTAAATCATTCGGAAAATATTTTTCAAGTTTTTCAACATATTCAGGTCCATTTATCGTTGGAGCTACACCAGTTGGTGGTATTGTTAAATCTCCTGAAGCCACTTTCACAATATTACAGGCTTGATAAAAACTATCTATATAGTCCTGTTTAAAATGATAATATCCTTTAGTTTCCACATTATTTGAATCAGTATATGTGCCATACACAGTCTGGTCTTTTTTATATGTCGTTTTTAACTTGTATGAACCCTGATAAGAATATGGATCTACCATTCCCATTCCATACTCATCCACCTTATTCATCCAATCCTTAATTGATTTTTCCTGATAATCGTGTAATTTATCATAGGCTATCAATTCACTATATCTTGGATCTGAAGCCTGTCTTGTAAAGCTTTCAACCTTTCCCCTGAATATGATAATGTCTTCTGTATTGGATGTATCAACATAACCATATACTCTTTGACATTCTTCCAATTCATCAGGATATAATTCATTTTTGCAAGCATTCGTCAATTCATATATTTTCAGGTTGCTTACAAATTCCTTGAATGCATCTGTATCTGTTCCTGAATAGCTTATTTCTGCAAACCAACCTTTTAATGGATAACTACTTCCAGCAGGATAATACTGTGGCATAATAATATCTGTTTTATTATTAAAATCCCGTACCACATAATAATACGGACCTCCAGTGTACCAACATCTAATGGTCATGCTCACACCATCAAGAACCTTTTCTGATGTAAGAATTCTTATCCCGATAAAATTATCCGGTTCTCTTCCAAAAATGTTGTATTTCTTATCAGTTTCATTGTATACAATGTAAGAACTGCTTACTTTTGTTCGTTTGATATTTTCTGTTTTTTCATCAGAAACATCATCGGAATAAATATAATATTCCTGGTCAAACTTTACTATGTCCCCTGACTTGTAATTTGTTCCCTTAACCCATTCGCCCTTGTAAGAATCATCCTTTACTGACAAAGTGGCTATGATGTCCTGACCTGTAATGTCTGTATCATAGTCAAATGTTGTAAGATTAAACTGAGTTGAAATGCAGCCCTGTAGCATCAAATTTGAATCACTACAAAGACTGCCTGTCAAACTCATGCTTTCTTCCTGAATGTTTGCATTTGTGATTGGAGTTAAGTTTGAATTATTCGGAAATGTGATTGTTAACTTCTTTGGAACATTCTGCTCTGTATATGCTCTTATAGTATCTTCATTTACATTTAACATTGGTGCTCCTTTCTAGTACTCTATGAATTCCATCTTTAACGGATTATACAGTAATTCATTCCTCATCTGATTTTTTATTGTATATGAAATATCCGGCATATACACCACAGCGTTTTTGTAGGTTAAATCCTCTGAGTTCCAGTAAGTTATTTTTATTTTTCTTTCAGTTCTGTTAATTGTCCCCTGATTCAGCAATTGTCGTATTTCTTCATATTGACTTTGCAGAAGTGGTGGTGTTTCAAATTCAATCTTTGTTTTGAAATTAGGAGAAGTCTGTCTAATAAGATAATTATTTGTATTTCTGTAAGCCTTAAGTTCAGACCTCTGGTTATCCGTTGATGTATACGTTTCACTTTTTATATATTTCATTGGAAATATTTGGTCCTTTACTTTTAACAAATATCCTTTATACTTTGCCATTTTCTACCTCTTTTCTTAAATCCATACAGGTTTTCCTGTTCTTCTCTGCTCCTGAACCACTTCTTGTTTTACCATGTTGAATACTCCTCTTGAATCCTGCTGAACAATAACATTAACCTGCATGTTTGAAATTGCATTAAGTAAATCTTTATCAGAAATACCTGTTGCATTTTCACCCTGTACCTGTCTAAATGCATCTACAATGGTTGATAATGGAGATTCAATGTTTGTTCCGTGTTTCTGATCACCGACCATAGCCAAAAATGGTGCATTAGGTTTCAAAACAGCACCTTCGGCAAGCGCTGGAACACCACCCATTTTAGGAATTTGAGGTACTGGCAACGGATTGTGTCCCCACATCTTTTCAAATGGTTTCCATTTCATTATTTTTACTGCTCTAATGTTATTAAGCATTCCATTGATTTTATCAAATGGTATGGCCACAACTTTATTAATTCCACCTATCAGGGAGTTAACCACTGATTTAAATACCGAAGCGATTCCAGCTTTTATTCCTGAAAATACTTTTCCACCTGTGCTGAATACATCTTTTACTGCCTGCCAAGCCTTGCTGAATGTATCCTTAAACCAACCTGATACATGTCCGAAACTTCCCTTTATTCCGTTCCAAACATTCTTAAAGAATGCTCCCGGATTACTAAATATGGACTTAATCGCATTCCAAGCACCACTAAAAACTCCCTTAAAGAATCCTATTACACCTGAGAACACATTTTTAATTGCTGTCCACCCTGTTGTCATAACTGTATATATTCCATTTACTACAACTTTTATATATGATGCAACCTTACTGCAAATTGCCACTATTGTATTCTTTACAAAGTCCATAGCTATATTGATTATGCTCTTTATTCCATCAAACACACTCTTAAACACGTTTTTGATTCCGTTCCATGCCTTTTTCCAATCTCCTGTAAACACACCCACCACAAAATCAATTAAACCATTAATGACATTCATTAAGGTTGTAATAACAACGCTGATTACGCTTATAATACCCTGTATCTTGTTCCATGTTGTTTCTATGGTAAAGGCTATTTGTGGCATTGCCTTTTCGATGAACCAGCCGATTATTGGAGATAAGAAATTGAACAATTTTCCTGCAACATCAATAACTCTTCCAATGAATCCAAATATGCTATTAAACATTGGACTAATATAGGTGTTCAACAAACTGCTTAATTCACTGGCAATTCTTGAAAATACCGGTGCCAGAAATGAATTATATCCATCAAGAACATAATCAAATATTGTGGATAAGCCACTTCCTATATTGTCAAATGCCGGCTTTATGTACTGATCATACATTGCATTAACGTTCATAAAAACTTCCTGAACAAATGTCTTTATTCCACTAACAGCTGTTTCTATTGGTTTGATTGTGTTCATTAAAGCTGTTTTAATTGTATCCGTATTTTCAACAATCGGTGTTGTAATTGCCTGTATAATATCCCTCCCAATTTTTGAGCAGAGAATTTTCACTTCAAGCAATGCAGTTGTGAAAATAGCCAATACATCAGCCACAATTTGCTGTGCATCATCACTTTCAAACACTGTAAATATGTCTGCCAATGCTGCGCAAAAGTTTGCAAATATTTCTGCTCTTTCTGCTGATATATTTAACATCTCAACTATTTTGTCTTTCAAATAATCCTTGTTCTGTTCGAAAAACTTATCAATGCCACCAATCAGCATTGTTGCAATACTCACTCCAATGCTTGCTATTGAGCCCACTATTTTCCCACGACTTAATGCTATGCTGTCTGCCCAATTACTTGCTGCGTCCAACACTTTTTTGTCTGTAAAAATTTCCTTGATGTTCTTTCCTATGTTTATGAGAGCATTTTTTATGACATCTAAACCTTTGCTTTTAAATCCCAGTGTAAAACCTGTCTTGAACAATCCTGCTAATTTCTGAAATTTACCAAAAATCTTATCAAGCCACTTGTTCATTGTTCCCAGTGCTCCATTGCCTGCATCAACATTTGGAGTAATGTCCTTGACTGCACTTGCTCCTGAAGCTGAAGCAGTTCCAGAACCTGATCCTGACGTTCCCGAATCACTGTCATTTTGCTGTAATACATTTAATTCATCAAATCCTGCAAGTCCTCTTGCCGCTTTTGCTGCTTTCTTTGTTGAATCAGTTAATCCATTCATTCCACTTGTGGCTTCATCAGCATTACTTGCCACATCTGACAACTCATTGCTGGTTGATTGTACTGTCGATGAATCATCTGACTTATTCCCGGTAATCATGTCAGTGAATGACTTAAACATTCCTGCCAATGTGGTTAATTTTCCCATTAAGGTGTTAACCAATTTTATTACAGGAGTGAACACGTTAATGAGCCCTTGTCCTATTGAAGCCCTCAAGCTATCAAACTGCAACGACAATAATCTTGTTTGATTCGCCCAACTGTCTGATGTTCTTGCAAAGTCTCCTGACGCATCAGTTAACTGTTTCTGAACAAAGGCATATCTTAAAGCTACCTTTTCCTGCTCAGTCATTTTTGCAGTAGTCTTTCCAAATCCATTCTGCAATGCAAACTGGTCCAATGCTGTCTGTGTCATTACTACACCTAAATCCTTGAGGGATTCAGTTTCACCGGTAAACACTGACTTAAGTTTCGTATATGCCTCATCCTGACTAATATTGTAAAAAGATGCAACATCACCTGATAATCCGGTAAGAGTTGTACTCATTTCAGCTGCTTCTTTTTCAGAAAATCCAAAAGCCTTTGACATTGAGCCAAATGTACCTGCATATCTTTTGGCCATTGTTTCTGATAGACCAAATTGAGATGCTGCATTCTTTGCAAACTTGTCAATTGTTCCACTCATTTTGGGAAAAGCCACATCAACCACGTTTTGAACTTCTGCGAGGTCAGAGCCTAACTCCATGCACTGCTTTCCAAAATCAAAAGTTTTCTTTATGGCAAAAGCTGAAGCCAATGTTGCTCCAACCTTCTTTGCCATCTTTCCAATTCCTGACAACTGAGAATTGAATCCACTTTGGTTTAATTCCAAATCAAGAGCTACTGCTCCTGCACTTTCTGCCATAATAAACCTCCTTTCCTACTGCCTTGATAATTCAGAAGTATTTAATCCTGCCATTTCCAAAAAGACTTTCTCGAACATTTCTGAAGCTTTTTCTGCTTCCTTCTTATTACCTGGTCTCTTTGCCTTCTTAAGCCTGTACTCGTTTCTAATTCTCTGTTGGTCCTTAGTAAAATTCTTTAATACTTCACTGTCATCTTCTGCTCTTATTGAAACAATTCTGCCCAAAATGGTATTAGGTCCCAGTCCGATCAATAGACTTTTAAATTCGCTCCAACGCATATCTTTTATGTCACGTATTCTTAATCCATACTGCGTTGTAAATGAAGCTACTATTAAATCAAAATCATCTATCAAGTCATAATAAGGATCTACTCCCCCGAATTTTTGTCAGCATCATCATTTCCTGATGCAAGTTCAACTGCTGCCATCACAACTTTCTGATAGTCAGAAAAACTGAGTTTCATTTTTGAAAGCTTTTCCTTTGAATCCTCTGTGAAAATTATTTTGCAAAGTTCTTCAACATCCTTTGCGGTTGGTCTGTCAGAGACCAGTCCCATGACTTTCAACATGTTTTCTGCTGTTGCGTCAATTTCTAATTCTGTATCCTTTATTTTTAATCTTGGATTATCCTCAAACGCTAATTTATTTGTAATATCTATTATTTTTGACATTCTTGTTCCTCCTAAAAAAATAGAGCAAGTCAACAAATCCTGCTGACCTGCTCTTGTTCAATATGATTCTAAATTAAACTGCCGGTGTAACGGTCGGTTTTCCATTTGACATTACATCAAACTCTAATGGTGCCACATTTGTGCTGTCTCCCGCACCTAATGCTGTAACATTGTATACTGCATTTTCGAATAAAACTGTAGTACCATCCTTAAATGTCCACTGAAAAGCTCCTTCTGCATCTCTTCCATTCTTAAATGCTTTCCCGGCAACGTAATCATTACCAGTATCTCCAACATTTCTTTTTCCGGTTACTGAAATTGTTAATCCCTTGGCTGTCATTAATCTTCTAATCCAGCCCTCTGTATCCATTGGAGTCCATTCTTCAACCCCATTATCAAAAGACACAGAGTAAGATTCCATGTCTGCAATGCTTCCAAGGCTTGCCTTATCAGCTCCTACCTGAAACTGATTATCATATACCGGATATACTCCTGTTGCTTTTGCCATGTCTATTCTCCTTTCTCTACCTTGTAATAAAAATCTACTTCTATTACTCTTTCATATATGTTGTTATCATCAGTACCAACATCTATTGGCTCTGACGATAATAGACTTACATAAACTATTTCAACATTGTTGATAAGTATGTTTCTTGCTTCTGCCATTTTTCTGTACAATTCAAAAGCCTTTCGCTCTGTATCATCAGCATCATTATTCCAATGAATCAGTAATGATACAGGTTTAACCTCATAGCTTTTTAAATCACCATAGCAGATTCTTGGCGGATTACTTGTTTTTCGCTGATAAACACCCAGTGACTTGTCCTGTTTATTGTCAAGCTTGCCAATGTAATAATGTTCCGCAACATTAAATGTTTTCAGCCAGTCCTTAATGTCCTTTAAATAAAGCACTATCATAATCCTCCATTTCTTTTATATAATTTCTTAAATGTGTCTCTTGCAAAGTTCTGTTTTTTGCCTCCTGCCAAATAATCCTCAAACCATTTACCTCCGGCATTTGGATTTTCTGCAGTACTAAAGTTGTATTCAGGATGATAATAAAGTCTTCTTGCGTAAGGAGTACTTGAAACAATCTGCACCCTTCCCTGATTACTTTCCTTGTAATCAACAAATGTTTGCGTGTTTTGCAATGTTCCCTTGTCAAAGGGCATTACCTGTGATTGCTTTAAATCACTTTGAACTGCATCAGCAGTCTGCTCTAGTGAAGTAACAGCCGCTGTACTTAGTTTTTTTATCACTCCCATGTTTAACTTTACTCTTGATTTTGCCTTTATCATTTAATTCAACTCCAATAATGTAAAATTAACTGTCCCATCAGGGTTTCTTGCTTTTGTTCCCTGATAAATACTTCTCTTAACCCCAAAGACCTTGACATACCCACTGCTTATGACTGACTGTTTAGGACATATGTCTCCGTCAAAATAGGCTTTTCCGTCCAATGTAACAATCTTCTGTTCTGCAGTTAATTTTGTGTATGCCTTATCCTGATAATTACACTTTAATTTCTTCTGACACACAATAATGGGAGAGCCTGTTTCTGACAAGCCCTCTCCATAAATCACCACTTCCATTTCAGTGGTACACATTCTGTCTGGAACTAACTTGGGATATTTCATTTAAACACCTGCCAATCCTGTACATAATCCTGTCTGACAAAGCAGAGCATATAAGTCTTTGCTTATTGCCACTCCGTTTTGAGTATAAACATTCCATGTATTTCCAATGCTCATTGACACACCATTAAGTGAATAACTTGAAAGAACCGATTGTATTAAGTCCTCATTCTCATATTCAAAATCGGCAAGCCTACAAGTTACTTCCCTTATGATATCCTTCTGAAAAGTTGTCAAATTATCAAATCCATATCTGTTAATCCTGCCAAATGTTAATGAATCAATGTGTCTGCTTGCCTGTTTAAGCTTACTTGCAACTTTTGTCTGTTCAATGCACCTTGAATCAGAAATTCCCAAGTAATCGCTTAATGTTGCATATGGGAAGTAAGCCATAGGCTCACCCCCTATTCAGCTTCAGCACTCTTGATTTTCTTGATAATTCCTTCTTTTGAAGTTGCGTTACCTAAATCAATGCTGTGCTCAGTTGCATATGCCTGCAATTCTTCAACTTCCATCACAGAAAATTTATCACCTTTAACTTTTTCAAGCTGAGCTTTTAACTCATCTCTTTCTGCAACTACCTTCTCATATTCGGAGTATGGAACTGTAGCCTTAGGTGAACGTTTTAAAAGTTTTCCTTCCTCGTCAAAAATGTCATATCCCATTGCAAGATATGATTCCATTTCCACTTTGGACACTGTATAAACCTTATTTGCTTTTTTGGCTGTCATAGTTCTTCTCCTTTCTAGGCTGTCTTTGCGTGAATGATGCAGCCATCTTTCATAAGCTCATCAATTGCAAATGTTCCGTTTAATTTTCTGTTCTGATAAACATAATTGTCAGCTGTTCTTGAATCTGTTCCCGGTTCAAATACTGTGATGTAGCTATATTTGTCTCTTGATACCTGACACTCCGGATCAATTAAGATATAGTCCATCTGAACAGCTGAACTATCTGCAACACATCCATTTGTAAAGTTATAAGCACTCTTAAATCTTGCCGATGGAACTTCCTTAATCATTCCAATGTCATCAATGGAATGAACTCTTCTGTCAATTCCCTTTGCTCCACTTACTTCAAGTGTTCTCTGAATGCCCTCAGCATTCTTAAGTAACTTATAATAAGCTGGTGTGCAATAAAGAATAACTCTGTCAAGTGGAACACCTGCTTCTGTCATTGCCTCAAGGTTATCATCAAAATCAGAAAGAACATTAGCTGTAGTTAAAGCTTCTGTTTTAACTTTTGCTCCTACTCTTTTAGCTTCTGTGTAAAGCTTACTGAATGTGTAACAATCAGCCTCAGGAATAGCCTGAGTTGTCTCAAATCTTTTCTGAATGTTTGCTATTGAAACCACCATGTTTGTTTCATCAACATCCATTGGATCTATAGCAAACTCAATGTCTCTGTCGTGGTCCAATGTTTTTGTTTCATATTCATTTGAATATGTACCTGCGTTAAAACCTAAGTTGCCTCTTGAATGATCCTTATAACCACTTACTGATAACTTAGGAATCTTTAAGTTTTTTCCATTCACAATCTGAATGTCTGAATTTGAATTATACAAATCCACAGAAACCTGTGACTGACCATATAATTCTCTTAAAATGTTGCTGAAAATATCAGCGTACTGTAATGCTGCCATGTATTACTACCTCCTATTTTTTCTTTATTCCAAAAATGCCTCTTAACAAGTCATCCTGGTTCTGATTGTTGTTATTGTTTGGAGCACCAATGGGTTTAAATCCCTGATTGTTTGTTTCTCCATTTCCTGCCGGCTTTAATGCCGGAACATCTTCTAATACCTTGTTGATTGCAGCTTTTACTTTTTCTGCATCAACTGTTCCATTCTCTCCTGCCACATCCTTAAAATCAGCCATCTTGATTACATATGGAATCGACTTTGAATCAATGCCAAGTTCAACTGCCTGTAATGTTGCAGAATTTTCAATTGTGAGCTGTAAATTTCTGCTCTGCTCCTGTGCAAGCTGTGTCTGCATTCCTGCTACGTCAGGTTTATTCTTTGCTCTCTGTTCCTTGTAACTGTTAATTGCCTGTGTTACTTCATTTTCAGACATTCCCTGCTGCTGAAAGAACGACCTTAAAGCCGACTGCTCAGCTCTTGCAGTTCTGCTATTAACAATTCCGTCAAGCTGTTCCTGAGTGTATGTTGCACCCTGATTATTGTTTCCAGTATTCTGGTTACTGTTACCATTTCCGGCATTATTATTCTGGTTGCCGTTACCCTCTCCGCCTTCTCCTGAACCTTCTGCAAAAAATTGAAGGTTCATGGGCATTTTTCCTGTTTCTCTTGATCTCAACATCATTACGTATATTCCTTTCCGTTTTAGCTCGTCAGCTTATTCCGAGAGTTTTAAGCCATCACGTTTTGGGCATATAAAAAGCACCTACTTACTTGTAGATGCCTTTGGTTCGTCTTTTTCAATTACTGCGCCAATTCTTAATAAATACTCCTTGCGCTCTTTTGTTTTTGCCCTAACCTCATCCCCTGCTTTTACCAAGGCAAGGTTGTTTTCCTTGTCATAAAAATTGATTTTTGCGATTAACATTTGTTACCTCCTTATTACTTTCTTATTTTGTTGCATAAAAATACCACCTAGCAAAAACTAGATGGTATCTATGCCATTGGCCATTCTTTCATTTTTTTCATTTCTTCTTCAGATTTTTTTATTGCTTCTTCAATTTCCTCTGGACTTCTGTCTGTTTTTACAATATAATCTCTTTCCTTAATTATGCCAGTATCTCTTTCCATTCAATAAGCCCCTCCTTTGAAAGTTCTTGTAATGCCTTTTCTTGCGCTTCTAATATAGGTAAATTATAATTTTTCCCCATATATTTGTCAACTTTATTATCTAAATATGTAGCTGGAAATGGTTTATTTCCTACCTTATATTTAAAAACTTTTAAATCATGTGTAATTACTAATCCAAAATCATATTTTCGATATCCAGCAACTACAAAATCACTACCAGTTGGCAATATATTTGTGGGATGATTGTGTATTCCTATTTTTGATGGCATTTGCCTTATCAATTCAATTTCTTCTTTATTTAATTCTACTCCTAAAATATTGTTACTATTCGTTTTAGAAAATAATTTTTTTCCTGCCTTCTTACTAATAATATAAAGATCTTCTCCATCAGTTCCATTTCTATGAGTTAGCATAGCTTTTGCATATTTTCTTAGAGAATTGTTTGTTGCTGAATCATTAGTTAATTGGTTAAATTTCTTTCCAAATTCTTTCTTCATTTTAATCAAATCAACATTATTATTTCCAACTCTTTTACTATTAAATTTCCCACTTTCTGCAACCTTTTCTATATTTATGCCATTTGAGAATTCTTTTATATTATTCCATTGATTTGTTCTAGTCGCATACTTTTTCTTATTTTCTTCATCTAAAGAATAATTAGATAACCTATCAAACTTATCTACATTCCTTTGTATCAATTTGTCCCTGCTTTCCTGTTTCTCTGCAATAATAGCCTGTTTCATTTCTTTCTTTGTTACCTTTTCAGGCTCTTTAGAAATTCCAGGATAATATGTACTATGACCATCATTGCAGTTAGGATGATATAAACCTCCTGCTATCGCCTGAGACATTAACGGATATGGACCGTCACTTGCTTTTCCACCACTCCAAACATCATCTATCAGTATCTTTCCAATCCATTTTGCACATTTTGAACAAGGTAAACCTCTCTTATGGACCACAACTGTGGAAATTCCCCACTCCTTACGTTTTTCACCTTCACCCTGCAAGTATGCTCTGGTATTGGCTGTTCTTAATGCCATTCCCGCATATGAGGCTATGTTAACTCTTGCACCATTCTTGTACTGAACACAGTTAATGCCACGACTTAGGAAATCCTTTGTAGCCATGTCCACTGCCTTTTCATATGTTCCTGCGCCTGTGTTGAAATACACCTGTGCATTGAATATTGATTTTCTGTACTGGTCATTTACCATTCTGAGCATTGCTGTTTCAGCTCTATGCATAGAACCATTTATTTCACTTAATAGTGCATCCAGTTTTCTATCGTTGACACGAAAAAAAGCACCCTCAATGGTGCTTCCTGCTTTATGTGTTAACTTTGCCCCTTTTTTAATGGCTTTTAGAATGTCTATTTCCTGATCTGTTGCTCCTGCTTTTCTGTGCTTTATGATTGATTCAGTGATTTTTCTGTTAATGTCAGAAAATCTTTTTGTAAACTTCTTTTGATTTTCCTGTTTATACTTATTCAGAGCTTTTAACTGTTCAGCCTGCCATGATGTCCAATTATATCCTTCTTTTGTTTCCTCTGCCCTATGATTTGACAGATTTCTCATCATTGAATCAATCAACTCATTTTCAATGGCTCTAAAAGCTTCCTCAATGTCATAATCTTTTGGCATTTCTAATCAACTCCGTTGGCATATACTCTAAAGCCAGCTTTCTTAAACTGTCTTTTCAAATTTTTTACCTGTGTTATTGAACTGCATTTATCATTACGCATTTCAATTACATTATCTTTTTCCAGTGCATACACTCCTCTTGGAACCTGCTCACTTGCCAGTCTAAGCAAATTCATTGCCTTATTCTTCGACATCTGGTAAACCTTTTTCCCCACTATCACCTTCATCTGCATTTTCTCCTTCCAAATTTAAAGCCGGTTCTTCCTCTTCTGCTATTCCCTGCTCTGCTTTTAATCTTGCAACCTCTTCCTTTTTCCATTCTTCATCCTTTGTATCTCCATACAATTCATCAACGGAAGCCTCAACACTCATAATCCCCTGTGTCTTAGCCTTTCCAACAGTCTCTACCTGACTTTCAAATGATGGATTTGCATACTCACTGAAGTCTATTGTACATTTAACTTCTGTTGGCACATTGTTCTGGCTGATACTAACAACGTTAAATACTTTCTGAATGAATAAAGGTATCTGATCTTGTAATATGTCCACTATGTTTCCTCTTGTGTAAAGAGTTGTTTTTTCCTTTTCTCTCTGTGCATCCGCATTATCCAGCTTCTTAACATCAATTCCCAATGTACTTGGACTGATTAATCCCTGCAAACACAAATCCAATGCTGTAATGTATGTGGCAAGATATGAATCGTGCGGAATTGTCGGCTGTGTAACCTCAATCTTGTTCTGTGCATTTTCAGATAAATCATCACCACGCTTTATGTATGAATTATCAAATGCATTTGGCTTAATTATTGCCCCGCTTTCCGGATCTCTTGGCAGTAATGATTCAGGAATCCATTCCTTGCTTCTGCCCTTTCTTAGAGCATCCATCCACTGACTCCAAGCTTCATCCAATGCGTCAAAATCATCTGTTTTCTTGTCAAAGATTGACTGTCCTCTTCCTTCCCACTTTGGATTTTCTCCAAATTTAATAGGATGTGCCATAATTAGTGAGCTATCGAATCCCACATCAACCAAATTGTTCAACACTGGAATAATTCCCAAAGGAACTTCCATATTGTCTGTTGCTCTGTAAAGCTTGTATTTAATGTACCCATATCCGTAGTGTTCCTTTAACACATACATTACCTGATTCTGCTCATATTCTGTTGTAAATACTACTTCTTGTATTCTTCCCCTGTTATAAACAAAATCAACCTTATCAGAACCATAAAACTCTATGATTGGATACTTACTTATGCTTTCATCAAGTGATATTTTAAAGGCACCATCTCCAAGAATAAGCATCTTTGACACTGCCTTTTTTAGAATGTTCTTAAAGTTATTGTCCTTCGATATTTCATTCCATTCTCTTTTGTCTGAATCCTTACTAAATGAAATCTGACTAAAATCATTAATGACAATATCTGTTAATCGGTCAACAATAATCCCTGGTAAGCCTGTATGTATTTTTCTTATCTCTCTTCCAACAGTTGAACGTGCAGCCCAAAACTTCACACCATCAGAACCACCTGGAATGTTTTGATAAAACTGTGTCAGTTCGTAGCTGTCACCACGATACCAAATAAGATTTTTCACACAATTTCCATCATAATTAAGTAATTCCCTAATGTTAAACGTCTGTTTTGGTGCGTCCTGTATTCTTAAAAAATGTCTTATTCCATCTCTCATCTTGTCCATTAACCTCATTCTTTGATTACTCCTATTTTCTTTCTGTAAGGAATCCAGTTATACTGAACAGAGTTAACCATGTGGTCATTTCCATCTTCTGGTTCCTGATCCTTTTCTTCCTTCCAAGAATACTTTTCCAATTCCTTTACGTATTCCTTACAATTCTCAACAATTAAAAAACTTGGTTGAATGTCCTTATTGTCATTAAAGTTCATCCATCCAAGTTGTAATATGATTCTATCTATGATTTTCACAGCTTTATATGCAGCATTAAATACATATAAGCACTGTGCATGTTCTCTTTTAAACTTATTTAATTCCGTGATTGTTGCCGCATCAGCAGAATCAATAAATGTATGCTTTGCAAGCCCCCATTCCTTTCTGTTTCTTTCCAAAAAATCATAATAATTCTTTGCAGTATCAGATGGAGCTACCGGAGTTCCAATTTCAGCATTGTTGTAAACTCTCTCATCCAGAAGAATATATCTGCCCTTGTTTGTAATTCCTGCAAAACTCATTGCTATTGTGTCAGGGCTCTTTGTTGAATAAGCTGTATCCAGTCCACTTGTGAATATTTCAAACCATTCTCTCTGTTCCTTATTTGACCTGTTTCTGATGAATTCTTTTGCTTCATTAACTGTAATTACATGATGTCTTCTGTCAAATATGCTAAATACAAGTCCTGTAGCCTTTCCTCTAAGTCCCTGTATCTTGTTTTTGTACATCTTTGTTCCTACCGGAACTGCATCAATCTTATCCTGAATGTCCTGCTCTGTTAAACTGGCATTATCATAAAAAGTAAAATACCAATGAACCCAGCCGACTTTTTCAGGTTCATTTAAATCTGCCAACAATTCTTCCGGATAATCTTTGATATATTTCTTTAAAGGCCTACTATGGTTAATAAACTCTTTATATACAAGCAAGTCCGGGCTGTCTGGGTTAGATGTAGTCATCATATACTTACATCTATGTGATATTTCCCTTAAGAACTCCATATCAGCTGTATTAACTTCATCAATGTACACGCAACCCTGTTGTGAACCTAAGACCTTTTTCCAACGTGCCTTATTATCATAACCACACACATATATTATCTTTTCACCATTTGGTGTCTGATACTTGATATGTGAAAGTCCAATTCTACCCTGACCTTTAGGATAATATTCAGCCAAACCATTAAACTGATCTAAAAGACCTCTTTCATTGTTGATTACATTCTTTTCAACTGTTCCAAGGTCCGCCCCGGCAATCACATGATACTTAATGTCACTCTTTGCCACCATAAGCATAAACTTAAATATTCCTACTGTAGTCTTTCCTGCTGCAGTAGTACCTTCAAGAAAATCTCTCTTGGTTTCTGTCAGAATAAATTCCTTAAATTTAGGTGATAACTGTAACAATATTAATCACCCTCTCTTACAGGCTTAATCTGTTCCAATATGCTGGCTATGTTATCCAATTTCTCAGCTTTCTTTTCCTCTGCCTCATTGTTTACATCAAGCTTATCTGTATACAACCCATATCTCTTGCCAAGAAGCTCTGCTGCTTTGTTTGCATCTGAAACTCTTGTTGGTATTTCAACTATTTTTGGAATCTCTTCCTTTACTGTTTGCTTTCTCATAGTCCCTTTTTCATCAGGAACATACGTAGATGTTTCTCTGCTCAAAGTAACCACAACGTTTTCTTTATGTTCTCTTCTCATTACTGATGTGAGATATTCTAATACTTCTTGTGCATCTGCTGTTTTTTCATTATGCAATTCAGCCAACTGCTTTTCTATGTACTCTTTAATCTCCGGCTTATTCATAAGTCTTGAAGCAGCTGCAGCTGCAACATTATCATTCTTAACACTTGGATATGCCTTTTTGTAAGCCAATGTTTTGTTAAATTCTGGATCCGATAAAAGTTCATCACAGAATTTTTGTTCTTTAATTGTCACTGCAACCGCTCCCTTCTTGATTTTAATTGTGTAGTCAACTTATTACACATTTTATTTTTCCCCACGAAAAAAGACAGCCTAATGACTGCCTTTTCCTTGTTTTACCAATACAATAATTGGAGGATACTATTCAGATAACAGAAGTCCCTTCTGTTCAACTTCTTACTCTATCATTTTAGCACTGATTAATGTGACATTCTATGACACGTTTAAAACCGGCTCAATATCTTTCAATGCATAGCCATGTAGTCTTAATACATGCCTGTAAGATATATTCATTTCCAATGCTATCTCTTCCCACTTCTTGCTCTGGCAGTATCTCTTGTACAAAATCTGCTCGTATTCAGGATTGTTTAACTTCTGTATGTTGATTATTACGTTTGCTCTGGATAAAGCAAATTCACGCATCAAATCATTCCACTCACATTCCTTTTCATTAATCTTGCAGATTGTTTCTGCCATCTTATCCTGTGTTCCTGAAGACAGTACCCTCTCGCCCTGTTGGATTGCTCCAGTACTCACCACCATTTCCCTTAGGGTATCTATCTCTTCTTTTAGAATTTTCATCTTAGATTCAAGATTTCTAACCTGATTCAAGTATTCCTTTGCTGTCATTTCTTCCAAACTCTCAATCCTTTCTATATTTTTCTGCATAAAAAAACCAACCACCGAATACTGGTAGTTGGCTCTTTTTACTTTATCTTATAAATTTTTTTCCAAATCGTTAATTACAACAAGAATATATGGTCTCCACCTATGTACACAACTGTATTTTCGAATGAAAAATGCTATTAAAATTATTGCAACCATTAAACATGCAACAATGGAAATAACAACTTTACACACATTAAACATCTGACATAATAGACTTAGGCTAGAAACTAATATTGCTAAAAAACTTAAACATCCATTAAGATAATCTAAAAAATTCTCACTTTCTGCTTCTGCTTTTAGCTTTAATAATTTATTTTTATCGCTGTTTACATATTCTTTAACTGCTTTTTGTGCACATATAATCTCATTGTATTGTTTCCCGCTTTTACACGCAACTTGCATTATACATTCTTTATCTTGATTTAGATTTCTACACATTTTCTCAAATGTACTATTCATTAGTATATCCCCCTTTCTTTAGTAATGCACAAATTATACCATTCCAACTACCAATATTCAATTGTCAATGTACCTTTGTTTCTAATCCTTATCCTGCAACTTACATATCGCCCACAAGACGAACACTGCTCCAATTACCATAATAATAGCTATTGTATTAATAATTGCCATCTAATCACTCTCCTTTCAGCATTTCGCCTGTTCCACCGCCTAATTTATTTCTATGCATAGGTTTCATTTTTAGTCTTGTACATAACTGATTTAAAGCTGAACATCCTCCGCTATCAAATAAATCAAAACCTTTTGAATTGTACAATTTTGCGATTTCTCTTGCTACTTTCTTTTTACTAATAAATCCTCTGTTACCCATATTCTTATCCTCCTTACGCTTCTATTCTCAATGTTCTGCTGCTTTTATTTTTCTTTGCTATCTCCAGCTTGTACGTTCTCGCACATTCTACACTCGTCGCAGGGTGCTTCAATTCCGAATATGCACGCCATCTAATCACCTGCCTTATATCGTCCATTTAATTCCAAGCACAACATATCCTTTTTCGATTCCCCATCCGCTTAATACGTATGTGATTTCGTATAATACATGATTGATTGGATGTTCTACTTCTATCTCCATATCTCCGTGCTTTTCTATTGCTTTAAATTGAATAACATCCCCTTTCTGATAGGCTCTGTCATTTTTTCTGACTTCAAAATATTTATTGCCTTGTTTTATTTCGTCAGCAAATTGTTTGAGTATTTTTAATTCATGTTTCATTTTTTATTCCTTTCTTTGCTATGATTCTATCATCGTAAACGGTCGCTATATGCTATCGTTCCAAAAAACAAAATTCTTTGTTTGTCATGTTATTCTCCTTCTAACTCATTCCAATCAATCAAAACACACTGGTTATAGCATGGATAATATGTAGTAGTTCCTGCCTGATCCTTACACCAATCATCCAATATATCTTGCAAACTACCAATATCACACTGTTCACTTGCATCTTCATGTAAATCTTCACAAGCACTTTCAATTACACTTTCAGCGTCAACATAAATCTTTTCCACGCTACAAACCCACAATCTTTCAGGCTTTATTTCTGATTCATTTGTATGGTAATTAATGTAACTATTAAAGAAATCATCAACAGTATCGTAATACTCATCATATTCCTCACAATAGAGCATCGTATCAACGTCTTTTTCCTCAACTACAGTTGCTTTAGAAATTATTTCCTTCCATTCTTTTAATTTCTTTTCTTCATCAGCTTTCTTCTGTCCTTCGCAGTCGCAATGCATATATGACTGATTCTTATATGGCTGCCAACAATAAGGGCATAATCTCTGTACTCCATTGAAACAACTTCGGCAGAACGAAAGTGCTTGATGCTTATATGGGAAATGATATTTTCTGCCAGCTTCAGAATCATCACCTTTAATACCATAAACATTGTCTTCAATTCTCATGCCAAGACCATTGCAAACAGGACAAATTCTTTCGTTTTCCTTTAAATCTTTGATTAGAATTTTAGGAAATGATTTCTGAATTGTTTCGTAAAGATTTACTTCTTCTCTATGTGTTAAGCTCATACAATTATTCTCCTTTCTACTTTTTTCACTATTTTTTTTCTTTTAATTTTTCATCAATAACAGGTATCAATAGCTTTACTGTACTTACCATATGCACATTTGTTGGTGCAGGCTTCAAGCCTTCCGTCAATCATAGAAAAACATAACGGCATCACCTTCAATTCTCTCAATTCATCTTCAAATTTCTCTATATTTAACATTCCTCTCACTCCTTAACATTTCTTAACATTTTTTAAATCCTCTATTGTCATCTGCTTTGCTGGAATATCTTCCCATTCAACTCCTATATAATCCAAAACTTTGCCCCATCCGTATTTTTCTCCTCTAGCTTTATCTTTGCAACATTTGTACATCCAAAACTCCCATTCTTTAGGATTTTCTTCTCTCAATCTATCGAATCTGTGTGGTCTTTTTTCAAGATGTATTCCAAATCCACACATTGAGCATCCGGTTCTTTGAGCTTTTGTTGTTCTTAGTGTTCCATCTGGTTCTTTTTCAATCACACCATATATTTCTGGAATGATTGTTTTAAGTGGTTCATATGGAATTATCTTTCCTTCCTTATTTCTGCTATAAGGTTGTTGCATATATAATTGTTCAAAAATGTCTATATGCTCTAAATACCATTGATTCATTTCTAAGGCTAACTTCAATATGTCTTGCCTTAAAAAGATTGCAAATGGTGCTGACCTGATTGTTGTTTTTCCGTAGTAATTACACCCATGTTCAACGAGAGCTTCTTCTCTCTGACCACCTTCTGACGCCATCATTCCAAGGTATGCATGTGAATTATGTTCTTTTGCCCAATCATTACAGGGCTTTTCTTTTAAGTAATAGCAACAATCATTTGACACTTTAAAATCAGGCTTATTATAATTAACTCCTTCATTCTCGTTTTCATAACCACCAAACAAATTCAGCCATTTTTGTGGCAACTTCATTCTGCTATTCTTTGCAAAATGTCCTAACTCTCCACATTCTCCTGTTATAATTGCATGTCTTACAGTCTTATTCTTATCTGTAGGATTTTGAAGTAACTGTATTTTTCCTGCAATACGCTTACTTATTACTGGAAAACCAATATTGTTTAATACATCAACCTTTGTCTTGTATGATTTAACAATTTCTATACCTAATGCTTTGTGTACTTTTTGAATACTTTTATCTTCAACTCCCGATACAGATATTCCCGGTACATTTATTCCTATGCTTTTAAGCCATATGTATAGCGTAATACTATCTAAACCACCAACAGATACATGCGCATTAAGTCCACGTTCATGCATTTCATCATAAAACTCCCATGCTATACCTTTTTGTCTTGATAACTTGTCCTCATATGCAAGATTCTGTTTCTCCGTAAATTCTCTTTTTTTGTCTTGCTTTGCTTTCTTCCATGCATTCTTTACAAAATTGGGAGCATCATTTGTTACATATTCATTGTTTTCTATTAAAAATTCAAATTGTCCTTCCATTTCTTCCTGGAGTAAGAATTCTTTTATGTGCGCACAACTCTTCTCCTTTCGATTTTTTTATTTAATTACTGTTCTTAAGTCTCTTCTTTCGCTGTCCATGTCTATTCCACATTCTTCTGCAATTATGCTTATCTGCTCTTCCCATGTGCTGTAATCCTCTGCAATGCATTCAGCCTTGTTGTCGAATCTCTCAAACATTTGCTTTATTCTTTTGTTACCAAAACCAAATTCATCATGCATTGTTACAGCCATTAGGATTTTTACATACAGTACTGTGTTGTACTTAACATTGTCACTGAATTTGTCTAAGTCTGCCTTTGATACCCTTAAAGGTAGGTCAATGGCATTTCTCATTTTCAGGTCTGCTTCCAAGGCATCCAATCCCTTTTCTCTTGCAAGCCTCAGAGCATATGCCATACCCTCACGTTTTGCTTGTTCCTCTTTTGACATTCTTGCCATCCTTATTTCCTCCATTGCCATAAGCCTTTGCTCTAAAAATCTTTAGTACATTGTCTCTTGGTCTTCCGTCATTTATGAACTCTTCCTGTTCGTGTGTTAAAATGCAGCCAAATTCCTTACTTGTCTTTTTTCTCATTCATTTTCTCCAGCTTCGCCTTAAGCTCTGCTCTCTCTTCCTTGATTCTTGCCAATCTTACGTGATCATCCGCTGATAAGATTGAAACTGAAAATAAAATCTGCGATTCCATTCTGTCCAATTCCTCTAAGCGAATTTCTATGTCCTTAACTTTCATTTTGTTGTTTCCTCCTTAAAAAATATGAAATCCAATACTGTACTGGCCATTTCATCAAATAACTTTCCATTCTTTTCATTTGTGTATTTTTCATTCTTTTTCTGCTGTAACTCCATGACCATCATTTCACATATGGAATCTTCCGTTTCAGCAGTTATTTTCTGATTCTTGTATTTAAATATTATCTTTCCAATGTCTGTTATTGCGTTATATATGATTTTAAACTTATCCATTTTCTCACCTAAAAATCAAATGGTAACTGTCCATCTTCCGGGATGTCCACAAATCCATCTGAATCCTTGTTCCATCCATAGTCAATTGAAAAATCCCTTGTGTCTGATATTCTTTTTGAAACCTCATCATAATAAAGCTCCACACCCTTATCTCTTGTAAGCTTTCCCGTAAGTCGATTCTTGGATATTGACAGGTATCTTTCATCTTCTGCCAACTCCTTGTCACCCTTGTAGGTCATTACAACGTCAACCCTGTTTGTTATGTCCGCTGATCCTGATACTTCATCATTTTCATCCAAATTACCTGCTGAGTTTTTTCTTGGATGAACAATTAGCAAAACCACAATGTTATGTCTCTTTGCCAGCTTGCATAACTTGTTAACAAACATGCTCTGCGCTCTGTATAAGTCAGAATTAACATTAATTTCAATTGAAGTCATTAGATTGTCAATAAGCACCATGTCAATGCCATACTGCATTACTGCATCCTCCAATGTCTTTAACAGATTCTCCGGCTCTTCATCTTCAAGAACATTGTTGTCGTATATGTATGCCCTGCCCTTGTACCAGTCATTTATTTTTTCAATGTTTGATTCTGTAATGAATCTTGTTTGTTCTCCAAACTTGTTTGTTGTCTCAATTATGTTGCCCGGTCCTGCAATCTGAAAGTCTATCCAACGTTTAAAAAAGTAATCCTGCAATTCCCCTGAATAAGCAAATATTTTCTTGTTCTGGTTTAATGCTGATACACAAAATTGACTTGCAAGTGTTGATTTTCCTTTTCCACGTTTTCCTGTAAGCAAAACAACCTGCCCCTCATAAAAACCACCAATAATGTTGTCTATGGACTTTATTCCACTTTTTATCTTGTCCATTGAATAAATATCAACATTCTTAACATTAGACAAATCCTTTACTCTTCTTACAGGTAATGGCTTGGCATTTTCAACTGCTGCCTTTACAGCTTCCTTTCCATGTTTCTGTAATATCTCATTGGCATCCTTGCATTCTCTGTAATCTGCTTCCTGAACAGCATACACACTTCCGGGAAATCTTGTTTCCAGTTCATTTAGCAATGTCATTGAGCCTTTTTCAAAATCTCCAAAAACAATTAATTTTTCAAATTTTGAAAACCAGTTCCAACAATACGGCACCCAAGTAAAGCCTCTTGCTCCGTTTGGAACTGACACCGCATTTTCAATGCCTGCCTCTGCCACTGATAAACTGTCAATCTGTCCTTCAGTAATTACCAGTGTTTTATTTTCCATATTGCACTGTTCCATTCCAAAAAGAATGGGTTTACAATTTGCTTCAAACCATTCCTTGTTTTTGTCCCTTGACTTGTCAAAGTTTGTTTTTCTGTACTTTGTTGTTACCAGCATTCCATTTTCATCAAAAAAAGGAAATACCAGAATGTTGTCTTTTTCAGGAATGGTTGTCAGTTTATATTTTCTTGTTGTCTCTTCACTAATGCCTCTGCTTTGCATATAAGCTACTGCCGGCTCTCTTGTCTTGATTTCCTTTTTTCTTGGCTTTACAAATCTTGAATAATCCCTGTTATAATATCTGTCATATTCTGTACCCAATGAAAAATCAAAATCCTTTGCAAGAGTAATCATGTTGCCGTGTGCTCCACAGCTTGAACGTTTACACTCAAACTGACCTGTTCTTGTGTTGATTGAAAATGTTTCCCTGTCCCTGTGTCTGCCACCCTTGCAGTACGGACAGTAGGCAAATATCATTTCTTCACCAAAGTTTCTTGCCATTGCCCCGACATGAGTTTTAAAGTTTTCTGCATCTTCTCTCTTAAATTCATAATACCTACTCATATCCAAGCTCCCTTAATTCCTGGTCGGTCAGCTCCCTCACCGGAGCTGTGCCGACGCCTTCTTTTTCATTCTTTTTTAATTCTTTATCATTCTTATCATTCTTGTTTGTGTTTTTTTGATGTTTTTTTGATGTCTTTCTGATGTTTTTTTGATGTTCATATTGCGGTTCTTTTACATTGCCTGTACCTTCCACAATTCCTTGATATTTCTCATAATTTACTAATTTTATGACGGTCTTTTTCGTGTCACTTTTTTGGCTTATCATCTCTACCATTTCTAATTCATTAAGAAATTTTGTGACTTTTGTTCTTGACCATCCCCATCGTTCTCCTAACATCCTTTTGCTGGTCACTACTGTGCCCGGTGTCACATTCAAAAATGTTGAATTAAACAAAAATTCATGGTCCTTGTGATTTGCCAGCATTATCATATCAACCCAAGCCTGTCCTCTTGCAAAGGGCTTGTCTTCCCAAAGATCATTTTCCATTATTTCTCTGTATACCTTAACCCAACCCTTGCTTTTCTTTTTTTCCATATGCTGCCAAATGCTCCTTTAATTCTCTAAATAAAATTTCCTTTATGATTTTTCCTGAATTTTGTGGTGTGCAGAAAATAGGAATCATGTTGTAGCGTGGCATCCACGCACACAATGATGCGATTAAAGCCTTTGAGTTCATTCTGCTTGAATAATCATGGCGCAAAATCTTGTCCATACTGCCATTTTCTACTAACAGATATACTTTTGCTCCGTCCTTAACAGAACGTTCAAATTCCGCTTCAAATCTTTTTCTTTCCTTGCCCATACACATTGCCAATTCATCAATATCCATCTTTCGCTCAATTACAACTTTGTTTTCTAATGAATACTCTTTATTATTGGGCAGAGCACACTTGATTGAATAATCTCCATAATTTAGTTTTTGTCTTATTGCAGGACAGCCGAACTGGCTTATCCTGCGTTCTAATTTACTTGTTGGTTGCTCTCTTGTGTCATAAAGAATTGTTATGTTTTTGAGCGACTTTTCAATGTCAAAAATATCCATGCTTAAAAGTTAAACGGAATCTGTTCTCCGTCCACATTGTCAGGAATGTCCACAAAGTTGTTATCATTAGATGGTTTTGCATTTGGATTCTGATCTAAATACTTAACTGCCGGCATTTCAAAATCTCCATCTTTTATTGTTTCCACAGTTTCCAATCTAACAGGTTTTGTAGAAAATTTATTGGATCCGTCGCTTGCAATATACTCTTCTTCTCCAAATACCATGCCAACCAATAATCCTAATAATTTTTCAGGATGTTCCCAGTCGAAATGATACCCATTGTTACTGTCCTCAAACTTTCCAATATTTGTTTTAAATATTCTAAGCTTCCAGTCGTTTGCTTCTGCCTCTTCTCCAGGAACCATCATATAAAAGTTTCCTCTCCACTTTTTATCTTCTGATGTATTCTTTTCATAACCTTCCTTGTAAAAGTCTTTAAACTCGCCCTCACAAATGTCAAAGGCTAATACAAGCATGTCATTTCCATTTTTGCTCGTTTCTTCCTTTACGTTAATGATCTTACAGATGTAACCTCCTGCTGGTAACTTCTTTCCACCTGTGTATGTTTCTGCGCTGTCATAATTCCTTGGTTTTCTCATTGATTAATTCTCCTTCTCTGTGTTTTTATTGTTGTTATTAAGTTCCCAATAATCTCTTATTGTTTCATCTACCATTTTCAAATCGTTATCTATTTTCATATCAAACATTTCCATTGGACTTTTGCATGTATTAGATCCATCTGACTGCGTCACAAAGTAATGTTCAGAGCCTTCAACTGTTGTCATTAAAACAATTGAAAATAGTCCTTCAACTGTCAGTTGATTATCCAACATTTTCCCCAGTGTTTTTGCCTTAATTTGTCCACTGTCTGTTAGCTCTGTGTGATGCAGAAAATAAACAATACAATCATCTGGTGTTTGAGTAATTATAAAGCTGATTAAGTTTTTAAAATTAAGTGCCATATTGGTAAATTTGGTGTAGCCCGTCTCTTTAGCATGATCAAATGATTCAAAAGCCATAAGATACTGACTGTCGTCTATTACATATGTTTTCTTTTTAGGATTCTGTAACACCTTGTAAATAATGTTGTATGTAGCATTATTCACTATTGGAAGTTTTTTTCTAAATGGTAAGGGCTTTCCTGCTACATTGAAAATACTTACTTCTTTCTCATCAAAATTTCTCATCGATGTTGATTTTCCAGAACCACTTGCTCCTAAAACTAGTACTGGTATTCCCATAAATATTCCTCCTATTTAATCTGAATGTTTGAATTGTTGCTTAACAGAACTCCCTTAAATGTTTCTCCCTGCTTTAATGCTTTCTTAAGCTCAGCCTTGTTGATTGTAGGTTCAGAATATTTCAGGTAGTTTTCTGCCTTGTCATCAGACATGAATGCTTCTGGATCTAATATCTCAACTGATTCAGATTCTCTAAATGACAATGCACACTTGTCTGTAGTAAACTTTTCTCCCTGCAATACTGACGATAAATATCTTTTAATCGACTCAGCCTTATTCTTGGCAGCCTTTTCCCTTTCTGCAAATGCATTCTTTTCTGCCTTTAATGCTTCCACATCAGCCATAAGATTCTTGTACCAACAAGCAAGATTTTCCCGCAGATGCAAGCGCAGCAACTGCAACGCAGTTGAG